CCTTGTTGTTCGCCTTTTAATTGTGCATCCATCTCTATTTGTGCTTGTCGTAACGCTAATTCTTGTTGTTTTAACAATACAAGTGGATCTGTGTTCTGATCTTGCATAGATTCTGCTTCTTCAACAACCATTTGTTCTGTAATTTTTGCAATTTCTTCGTCAATTTTTATTGCTCGTTGCATTTGTAATGCTTGAATTTGCTCTGGTGGCACTTGATCACCAAATTGTGCACGTAATTTTTCAGCTTCTTCTACCAAAGCTTGATCAACAACTTGTGTAGCTAATAGAGATACGTGTTGCATGATGTGTGATGTCAAATTTAATAAAGCCATAGGATTAGTTTTGACTAAAACAGATGACATAAAAAATCTATGCGCCTTGATGTGTAACTCATGATTTTGTTGTGGAAATGCTTGTAGGTTTGCGCCCTTTAGAACCACACTGTGTTCTATAGCTGGATCTTGTGGTTGTGGTCCACGTGGTATAGGTAAAATCTGCTCTACATCTTTTACCCCAAGAGCTAAGTACATTCTCCTATAGGCTTCATACAGATTGTGTATTTGTGGATTTGATTGTGCTAGTTGTAATTGATTTTGTGCTAAGGTCACACGTTGTGACATTGAGAAAATATTCGGATCTGATACAGGTAATATATCTATAGAGTCAGCGAAATCTAAAACTTTTATTTCTCTAGGCCCACCTTGAACATTGTATGGATATACTGGAGGTAAGGTTAATTTAAAAATGTTAGCTAAAAGAACAAATTCTTTTTTCTGAGCGTAATGCAATCTTTTGTGAACCGCAGACATTACCTTTGTACCACGTTCCATCAATGCCATTGTTGTGCCGACAGGTGTTTGTGAACTACCTATTTCTGATAATTGCATGTCTGCCACTGCAGCAAATTGTTTACCAGCATCTACACAAAAACCTAATAGCTGATACAAGACTTGATCTGGACCCTTGTATGGTAAAGACATTAATGCCTCTCTGATTACACCGTTAGGTGCATCTACATCTCTAAACTCACCAGGTTGTAAAGGTTGATCATCGTCACGTATTCTAAGACCTCTTGATTTAAATCCTGCAGGTAGATTTGATAAAGTTCCAGCATCTAACAATTGACGTAGAGCAGTTGTAGCGGTTCTTGTCAATCCGCCAATCATGTGTATTAAACCAAAGCCATAAAAACCTAAGCCAGGTAAAAACTTATAATGTACGAAATACTCATTCTTTTTTCTTAATGGGTCTAGTCTATTATAGTTTCTATAAATGCTAAGAACCTGACCTGATGTACGGTCTATGGTTACAACGTAAGGTAATTTAATACCACTTGGCTCATTAGTTTTAGGATTCATATCTTCAAATCCCTCTAAATCTAAATCCGCATGTATTTCATATAGCTCAGCCATGTCGCTGAGATAATCTGACTTTGTACCGTCTATTTGATCTTTCTTCTCCTGAACACCTGAGCTGTATTCATCACCCTCATAAGATTGTAAATCAATATCTAAATAAAAACCTGCAACTTGTTTTTTACGCAAATCATTCATAGACATTTTTATGACTTGAGTTATACGATCACAGCTTTCTAAATCAGATGCACCATAAGGAACTATTACATCTTCTGCAGGAATAAATTTAGATGTTGCTCTATTTAATGTTTCTTCAAAATAAATTTTTTTAAATGCACTACCTGACAAAGGTAATTGAAATAACAACTGGTCCATCTCAGGATTATACTCTTCCATGTTATGAGTAATCTCATAGTTCATATAATCTTTGACACGCTCAGCTGCTTGTTGTAATTGAGTAGAGTTTGCTCCTACCACTTGTGTTCTTACGGGTCCGTCACTTGGTAAAAGTTCAACGTAAGCCATAGCTTGAAACTGTGTAACAGCTTGAGCTAACATAGGATGATTTACAGAGGATGCGCCTCTAAAAGGTCTTGTTCTTTCTTCATACTTAAAACCTAGGAGGTCTAAACCTTTTGTATAAGACTGCTCCCAGTCTTCTCTTGATGATTTATCTGCCTCGATCTTTTCAACTAAATCATTAGACAATGATTGCATGTAAGCCTCATCTAAAACTTCTGCTAAGTTTGATGTAAAGTTTACGATAGGTGTTTGGTCTACTTCACCTACAACGGCTCCGCCGTCATCCACAATCTCTACGTTGGGTTCACCAGACGAGTCGAGGTCAACAGTTGTGCCTACCTCTTCAACTTCGATTCTTTCATCTTCAGGTTTTGCTGGGCCCTCTGTTGGTCTATCTAATGTACTGTCAAATTTATCTACTACCATATTCACCAAATATATCTGTTACTGAAACTAAACTATCTTTTGCTATTGTACCACCATCTTTTTTCTTAAACATAAAAAATGGCTCTTTTGATTTAGGACTATCTAAAGTTATTGTAAACATATCAACTGTTTGTGGATTAAATTCTTCTATTACAATTAAAGCATCGTTTATGGTGTCGCCTTCACCTAGGGGCACAAAATTTAAACTATCATCGTCAGCACGTACAAAAAAATCTTGAAACTGTCCTGGTGCTACCTCTCTTGTTAAAACAACATCCTTGTCTCTATAACCTCCACCGCTTACAAATCTTCTAATCTGCTCATTGTAAAATTCATTAATACCTTCTTCGCTTTCTGTAGTTGTACGTCTAGCTACATCCTCTCTGTTTAGTTTTAGACCTCCATCTACATCTCTGTTAAAAAATTTTAGTCCCTTACTAGGTTTATTAGGATCTATTATCTGTTCTACTTGCAGAGTGCCGCCATATTTTTTTGCAATATTTTTTAACTGTTGTGGCACCACTTTGTCGTATAGGTTTTTAAATTTAACTCCTGCAGGACCATCAGGATCTTTACCCCATCTCATATTAACTCTCTCTGCTGGCATAATAGCGACTTTGTTAATACCTTTAGACTGTGCATCTTTTATAGTGGCTTTTACTAATAGATCTACGTAGTCAGGCTGTTTGTTAAAAGGCACAGGTGGAAACAACTCTAAATCTTTAAAGCCTCCATAGTTTATATTAAACGTATCATTACTCTCCGCAAACTCTTGCAGTTCATCTGTTTCTCTACTAGCAGGAACTTTTAGACCTTGCAATTCTCTCTCCATTTCCGTGTTTCTTGTTAGGTCTAATAAATTATTAAGAACAATCGATTGTTGATTTTCTAATTGTTCTAAAGCAAAAGGTGTTTGTGGATTAGGACTTTTTAGTTCTACATTTATTA